AAACAAAAATATTACTGGTTAAACAAAGACAGTCGCAAGTTTCTTTCTCGCGGATACCTTCTTGAAGGTGAAAGTGCAGAAGAAAGAATTAAACAAATATGTGATACCGCAGAAAATCTTCTTGGTATAAAAGGATTCTCTGAAAAATTTGAAGATTATCTTTCAAGAGGCTGGTATAGTCTCTCTTCTCCTATTTGGAGCAACTTTGGTAGAAGTCGTGGTTTGCCTATTTCTTGTTTTGGAAGTTATATTTCAGATACAATGGAAGACATTCTTGGAAAGGTTGCAGAGGTTGGAATGATGACTAAAACAGGTGGCGGAACAAGTGCATACTTTGGTGCATTAAGAGGTCGTGGTGGAAAGATTAGTAGTGGCGGTGAATCTACAGGTAGTGTTCACTTTATGGAGCTTTATGACAAGCTTATGAATGTTGTTTCACAAGGCAATGTTCGACGTGGTAGCTTTGCTGCATACTTGCCTATTGATCATCCTGATATTGAAGAGTTTCTTACTATTCGTGACTCAGGACACACTATTCAAGAAATGAGTATTGGTGTTTGTGTTTCTGATCAATTCATGGAAAAAATGATTAACGGTGACAAAGACTGTAGAAGAATTTGGGGTAAGGTTATTAAAAAGCGTTTTGAAACAGGTTATCCGTATATCTTTTTCACTGATAATGCAAACAATGGAATGCCTCAAGTTTATAAAGATAAGGGTTATATAATTAATCATAGCAATCTTTGCTCTGAAATTATGCTTCCTAACAGTGCAAATGAAAGTTTTGTTTGTGATCTTTCTTCAATGAATTTACTGCACTATGACGAGTGGAAAAACACTGATGCTGTTCAAACTTTAATTTATTTCTTAGATGCAGTAATGACTGAATTTATTAATAAAACAGAAGGTATGAAGTTTATGGATGCACCAAGAAATTTCGCAATTAATCATCGTGCATTAGGACTTGGGGTGCTTGGTTGGCACTCTCTGCTTCAAGAAAAAATGATTGCTTTTGAAAGCATGGAAGCAAATATATTAAACTCTGCTATTTGGCGTAATATTCGCTCTAAAGCAGATATGGCTACAGAAGAGCTTGCAGAATTATTAGGCGAACCTCCACTTTTAAAGGGTTATAAGCGTCGTAACACTACAACCCTTGCCATTGCACCAACAACGTCTTCAAGCTTCATTTTAGGCCAAGTATCGCCAAGTATTGAGCCTTTGAATTCTAACTACTTTGTAAAAGATCTCGCAAAAGGTAAATTCACTTATAAAAACCCACATCTTGAAGATTTACTTGAATCAAAAGGTAAAAATACAGATGAAGTTTGGGATTCTATTCTTTATAAAGGAGGCAGTGTTCAGCATCTTGAATACTTTTCACAAGATGAGAAAAACGTTTTCAAAACCTTTGGAGAAATTTCACAAAAAGAAATTATTATTCAAGCAGCAACTCGTCAAAAAGATATTGATCAAGGTCAAAGCTTAAATATAATGATTCCACCAAACACAAAACCAAAAGATGTAAACTCACTTATGATTTTGGCATGGGAGCATAAAATCAAAGCACTCTATTATCAGCGTTCTGCAAATCCTGCACAAGAATTAGCAAGAAATATCTTGAGTTGTTCAACATGTGAAGGATAATGTATGTGGGAAAAATCATCTCAATTTTTAATTGATAACAGGGAAGTATTTTTACAGGCATTGGTCGAAAATCCAATGCCTGTATTATCCGCCTTTTTTAATCATCCAGCATTTGTTGGATTACACTCAGAAATACCAGGAATACAACCATTAAACGGTCCAGCAGGAATAGTTTTTTACATGACATTTAAAGATGAACGAGAACCAACCATACAACGATCATCACTTACACATTGAACCGTGTCCTTGTGGATACCCTCATCCAGAAGTCATGGGAGATGATTGTGATGCAGATGTTCATTGTCCTAAATGCACTCGAATAACACCGATGTGTTATGGTACAAAAGGTGCAATAAATTGGTGGAATAAAAATAATAAATCACTTGATATAGATTTTTTAAACGGAGATAGAGCAGACGATTACAACATATGAAAAATAAAATTATTGTATTAGGAGATAATATAGTATCTCATTATTTTAAAAAGAAAGAGGGTTATGATGTATTTCCCTTATCATGGTTTTATGAAATAGAAAATCCTTTGGAAATTATTAAACGATATAAAGCAATCATTTATACCGAAGAAAAAAGAAACGGGTTTTTCTCAGATTTGTTAGAAACAAACGTTTCTATTCCTAAAGATATACTTGGTTATTTAAAGGGTATAAATTCTCCTGTTTCTTTTTTATATATTTCTACCGCAGAATTCTATAACGGTAATTATGAATGGGAAAGCAACTCTGAAAGCTTAACCGATTTAAATACATCTAACGATTATCTATTAACTAAAAGAATTGGTGAAAGGATTTTAGAAGAGTATGGTGCTATTATTTTAAGAATTAAAAATCCGTTTAGTGAATACTATCACCCTGATAACTGGCTTGTTAATTTAGTTAAACGTGAAGAACCTTTTAATTGGATAGATTGCCACACATATCTACCAGATTTAGAAAAAGCAATAACTTTTCTTTTAAAAGAAAAAAGCATTGGAATTTATAACTGTGTGCAAACTGAAACAGCTTCAGAACTTTATTATCTACAATTAATTGGAGTTGAAAAGTTTAAAGATATTGATATACACTTTTATGAAACCCCAGTGGAAAATGATAATGGTTCAGATATAAATTCAAGTAAATTGAAAAATCTTATAGATTTAGAACCTATGAATTTTGCAGTTTTATATAGTGCAGAAAAGTTAAAGAATAATCTTGACAACTCATCTTTTAAGAGTAAAATAGAAGTGTGCGAATAACAAAAGATATAACATCACTCTTTAACAAGAAATCAGAAATAATGAAAACCCCAAAAAACGAAGAAGTTGAAATTAAAAAATACAACAATATGCTCCGACCTTCAATAGATTCATTTATACACTCTTATAAAGGTTTGGATTTTTCATTATCCAATATGTTTATCAAGTTTTATACAATGCTTGACAATGCACTATCTTTTGATTTTATCAGCAAGATAAAGGAAAAAATTGTTCTTAAAAAGATTTATAAGCAATCTGAAAAGAATAAAAAGCTTAAGATTAAAAACACAGTTCGTTCGTATAAAACTGCTTTTAATCGTTTTAATAAAGAACCTACACTTTATGAAACAGATAAAGATGGTTTTCGTCGTCGCGGAGAAATCACATTACAAAAAAATAGAAAGCAAAATAAAAATCTCTAATTATGTATAATCTAAAAGATGTAGTACACTACAACCGTCATTGTCAAATTTATATTGCAGGTCCAATGACTGGCTTGCCAGATTATAACTATCCTAAGTTTCTCAGTGTTGAAGAAGATTTAAAAAAGATGGGATATAGGAATATCTTAAATCCTGCTCGCATTGCAAATGGAGAAACTGGAAAATGTTATTCTTATTATATCAGAGAATCTCTTAATCTTATTAAAAATGCTGATGTTGTTGTATTTTTAAATGGTTGGGAAAAAAGTAAAGGTGCAAATCTTGAACATCATTGCTCAACATTAATGGGTCTTAAAACCTTTGACGAAAACTATAATAGTTTAGACCACAATAAAAAAGAAGTTGACGAAAAAGAAGTTGACGTTAGATCTATTTGTGAGATTGCAGATCATCTTGTAAGTTCTGATCGACAATCTACATATGGTCATCCATATGATAATTTCAAGGATATTGGTCGTGTTTGGGGTATGATTCTGAACCTTCCTGATATTGATCCTGAAAAAGTTGGTTTAATGATGGCTGGAGTAAAAATTGCCAGAGAAAAGTTTTTACCAAAACGTGATAATCTTATTGATTTATGCGGATATGCTAAAACAGTTGACTTGATTCAAGAAAAGAAAAAAGAATTAGACCATGAATAAAATTACACTAGACTATATTCCTCACCAGAACTGCCGTGAAAAAGCAAAAGAAATGCTACAGAAACATGACGATGATGGCACTAATCTTTATGCACTTGAAATTACAACTGATAGTGGAATGATTTACTATAAGCTTACACTTCAAAATCGTCATACTGTTACTGTTTACGAAAAATAATATGATTACAGACAAATTAAAAGTAAAAAAATTATCCGAAACTGCAAAGCTTCCTACAAAAGCACATCCAACCGATTTAGGTTATGACATTTATGCTGATGAAACGGTTTCATTAAATCCGCATTTTCCTACAAAAATTAAAACAGGAATTGCTATTGGATTTCCCGAAGGTTGGGGCGGATTTATTAAAGATCGTTCATCCATGGCAAGTAAAGGTTTCTCTGTTATTGGCGGAGTAATTGATCAAGCATATATTGGTGAACTTTCTGTTGTAATGACTCATACTAATGGAAATATGTTTATCAACAAAGGTGATAAAATTGCACAGCTTGTGCCTATTCCTCTTACAAATTGGCCTATTTTTGAAGTCGAAGATTTAGGTTCAACAGATCGTGGAGAAAAAGGTTTCGGAAGTTCAGGGGCTACCTAATTTTCAGATTTACACCACCATTTTATTTCCAAAATCTTTTCCATAAATTCTTTTTCATTTAAAAACTGTTTAAATGAATTTACACCGAAACAACACCAAACAACATTCCCTTTCGTATATCCTAAATCGGGTGTCTGTCTATCTATAGATGGAGCATTCCATTTTTGAAATCCTCTTTCTTTTCCAGTTCCTTCCATTTTTAATTTTGAATAATAACACAACCCTTTTTGATCATCCCACATTTGTTTAATATATTCGAATGTTAAATCGAATGGCGTATTATTCTTCTGACATGTTGTTTTCAATGCATAGAATCTTTTTCTAAAATATAAATCAATATCTTGTTCAAAACAATTTTTCAATCTATATTTTCTATTTATTTCACATTTTTTAACAGCATCATGAGAATTATAACAACTACGACACATTTTAGCTACACCTCCAGATAATTTCGGAGACTTATTAAATAATGATAAATCTTTCCATTCTGAACACCGAAAGCATTTTTTCTTATCTCCTACTACCACAGGACATTTATGCTTTCGAAAATAATCTCGTTTCTGTCTATTTACAAGCTTATGACAATTGGTACATTGGACTGTTATCATGGAATGTGTGGATGGTGCATCTTTACTATAGTAACCAAATCTAGTTTTAGTTATTTCTTCATTTATAATCGTTGAACAGAACATATAATATATATACTTATCATGATGTTCCAAATCCTTTAAATTTTTATATCATAATAGGTAATTATTTTTTGTAAAAATAGTAAATATTTTTATGAACAATGAATGCTTTCTTCCTGATTATAAAATCCATGACGTAGGTAGTGC